ATGCTGGCCAGGGATTTCAATGGATTCAAAAACGTCTTATCGAACTGCGTCTCCTTATCGACGAATTTATCTAACTCGAAAGCAGTGGGTAAGGTATCCAGGAATGCAATGACATGCGATTGTGCCGAGTTGGGTACCTTCAGATAGACGAACTTGATCTTATCACCGTTCTTGATCGGTGCATACTCACCCGAGTGTATCGTTTTTAGAAGTCGATTATACACCACCGCACCCCTGACATGGATAGGGATTCCTTTCACCATAGTTCCATTCGAGGTGACCCACTTGTCCATATCGCTCACCCCTCTCGGGAAAGCGATGTCTTGCACCGATGCGGAGACAAACTCTTCTTTGAATTTCTTCACGAACCTTTGCAGTTCGTTCTCATCTCCATTCAGGATGATCTTGATCGCCTTCTCTAAACTGTCTCTGACGATGTTGGGGGTCGACGACTTGGCAGTTTCGAGCCCCATGATCTTCATCTTCGGTGTGGTGTATCGGATGCCTTCCTTGTCATACATCTGCAAGATGTAATTCTTCTTTCCTCTCCAAAGACCCTTGTCGGCAATCACTTCTCGGTTCATGCTCAATCGATTCTCGAAGGCATTGAGATAGACGGTCAGTCTTTGGAACTCCTGTGCCAGATAGGGATTGATGTACTTCTGAACGAACTTGTCCAGGAAGTTGACGATCTTCTGCTTGTCGGATTGGTCTTCGAACATCTTATTGACGAAGTACTCGAGATTGAGCCCCGCCGAGTCGGTATCGTTGAAGATCACATAATCGACATCTTGAGTTTTGAAGAGATCGTTTAGATGAACATTCAACCTCTTGCTGATGTACCTGATAACCAGCTGCCCCGTCGTCGTAATGCCTTCCGAGATGTCTCGCGAGTTATAACGGAAGTAGGCGTTGGCAGTGGCACCATAAAGAGAGTTCAATGAGATCTTGTAGGCTTGCTGTTTGGCGGAGAATGTGGCAACTTCGGCTATCTTCTCTGCCAAGGTTGACGAGTCCGCACCCGAGTGCTTCATCTCCTCCAGCTCTTGAGTTGCCTTCAGCATGTGAGCCTTAAACGCTTTTCGGGAGGCGAACATGCCCGCAACCAACTCGGGAAGGATCCCTTGACTGTCTCGTTTGAACGTGGCACCATTAGCCAGCATAGCCACGTTGGCTTCTTTGATCCAACTCAAGTCTTCCTTCATGTCGATAAGATCATCGATTTTATCGAGATCGTAGATTGCCGTCTTATACGCCTTCTCCGGACTTAGATTGAAAGACATGATGATGCTGGGATACAGCGATGTCAAGTCTAAAGTGACGATCCACGAATAGAGTTTGGGTATCGGGTCTTTAACATAGGCACCGACGATAGTGGAATCGGAACTGACTTTCTTCCCGGGTGGAATTTGAATGTTCTTCTTCAGAAGTTCGTTATAGATGTAGACATCCCACCAACGAACTACCCCCATAGAATCCAAGTAATTCGATTTACCGAGATACGTCACCGTGGCTAACAGAAACAAGAAGTTGAGCTTGTTCTCCAAGTCCTCGACGATCTTTACATCCATATAATTATAATAGCAAAAAAGCTCGAAGTTCTGTTCGTACAGACCCATCAAGCCATCGTATTCCGAGTAATCGACTTTACCGATGCTCAACTCATGACGAGCCACAACATCTAATCTATAACTCTCCAAAGTATCTGTCGAGTACTTCTTATAGAGGGGGAGGTAATCGACGATAGCGATACCCACTATTTCGAAGGAGTTGATCTTCTGCGCTTTGATCTCGTAAGGAGTGATGCACTTATCGATCGATCCGTGGAAAGGACAAAACTTCTTGGTGAAGTCTTCGCCCATCACTCTATTGCAACGATTGATTAGATAGGGTATGTCGAACCCTTCGACATTCCACCCGGTTACGATGTTGGGACCGACTTCTCTCCAGTAGGATTGAAACGATCTTAACAGATGCTCTTCGTCGTTACACTGGACATAAGAATAGTAGTTATTGACCGTATTAGCCTTCGTTCCAAAGACTATGAAAGGGTTCTTCTCCCCCAGAACCTTACAACCTATCGCCAGGATAGGTTGTTGTGCTCTATCGGGAGTCGGGAACCCGGTGGAATCATAAGCGGTCTCCATGTCGATAACCAAAATCTTGATTTTCGAGAAATCGAAGGAGATGGTTTCCTTGTACCTATTGGCGATGAACTGATATAGGAATTGCGTCTGCCCAAAGATATCTTGCGTATCCTGATACTCTCTTACGAACTCTCGGGCATCCGCGAGATTGTCGAAGTCGACGGGGATCAGCGGATCCCCCATCAACGACATCGCCTGAACTCTGGTCTTATTTTGCGGTCCACTCTTTACGAATAGCTGTAATGGAAACTCTTTAACGATCTCCGATTTTGATTTCCCGTCATTGTCAACATATCTGTGAAAGATACGATTGCCAATCTGCTCCACGTTGGTATAGAATGCCATCGACATCTCCTCTCATAAGTTTACCACATTATACAACATCGTCTGGAAGATGTCAAGCGCCAGGCATCGCCGTGGTTAGGACTAACCCGCTCCCGTATAGTTGGTTATAATGATTGACGAGTTCGCGCTTCGGTGTGAACAAAGCGTTGAACGCCACGTCTTTCATGTTCAGTTCGATTTGAGTCTCCTCGACCAGATGAAGAAGCGGTGCCAGTATCACTTCGGTTGCTCGAGCGATGATGAGCGCAGGATTCTTGACGACGATTCGATTCTCATCGAATTCGGAAACATCACCGATGATAAGACCCTGGGGAAGATAGAATGCTTTGATCATAAGAACTCCATTAAACGACTTTGGTGCCGGTATGCCCGAATCCGCCTTCTCTGTCGGTCTTTTGCGCTATGGGTTCATCGCAGATTTCGAAGAGGGCTTTATAAACGGGGACGATTTCCGCCTGAACTAATCGATCTCCGTGGCAGATGACTTGACGCTGTTCGCTATCGTTGAAGATAAGGATCATCGTCGGTTTGGTGAAATCTTCATCGATAACACCGACGCAGTTGGATAGTTTCAGATGCTTCTTGCCGCTGGTGCCGCTTCTCGGATAGAGGGTGAGCTTGAAGTTCTCGGGAATGTCGAATATCAATCCGGTCGGAACGAATGCGCTCTCTCCCGGCTCGATACTGAACCCGCGTTCTCCGTCTCTTTCGTGCATCGGTGCCACGGTCTTGATAAGATGCATCAGCATCCTATTGTAGACATCGACGCAGACGATCTCCTTTCCGAGATAGGCAGGAAGGTCAAAGCACGCGCTCTTCTGGGTGTAGTATTTGGGGGTCTCTACATCTTTATAGAGTTTATGGATTCCGAACGATCACCTTATTTCTGATACCCCAAGTCTTCGGTTCCAGGATTTTCAATGCGATGTCGAACTCGGGTTCTTCTTCGGGTTCTGACTCGGGCTCGTTCACTTCGGCTGCTATGATTGGAGTCATGTTCAGTACACCCAAATCGGTGAAATCGGTATCTTGTGCCACGAAAGCGTTTCTAGGCTTCTGTTTTCTCATACATCATTCCTCATGAGTTTTAGATTTCTTAATTTTGCCTATCGTATACTTCGCTTTACAATTCCAATTGGGCTTTTCTGCATACGATATAACAACCACATCTGATGTCTTTTCGTTGATCTCAAACGATTTCTTCAATTTGATTAGACCCCAATCTTGCAGGAGCCAGGCTATAAGTTTGATTCTCTCGGCGTCTTCCGGAGTGAAATCTGTTTGCTTCGATCTTCCATCTAATAGAAAGAGTTGTTTGAAATGGACAATAGCATATTGCCCGCGTTTATGGAGGATATGCCCACTCTGCCAGAGTGTTGGTTTCTTATCACCCTCTTTTCTACTCACCAGACCGAATTCGAGTTAAGGTCTCTTTAACCTTAAAAAACGAATCACTATCGAGCGGTTCGATCCAAATAAAAGATGAGAGCAATTCTTCAGTGTCTATTGAATTTGTCATAGTAAATCTCCTTCATTATTTTTATTAGAACACTAAGGTTCTTATCTATTTAGAGATTTAGATGACACCCTTTTCTTGGATTTCGTCTGTCTCTGAGCACCACCTTTATGAAGGTCTTTATCTATCTGCCCCCAAAGATCCAACTGATCCATGATTGGAATGATCTCCCTAGCCTTGATAGTGGAGTAACCGTAGTACTCTTTCAACTTCTTGATCTTCTCCTCTTCCGCGTCGTCCTTCTTAGCCCACTTCGAGAAGCGCTTCTTCTTCGTCACGCTATGGTAGTAGAATGCGAAGTTGGCTTCTTTGGGTACGCTCCAGTTTTCATTCATAGCCTGAGCGTGAAAGATCAACTCCTGAAACTGAGATAGTGCGCGGTTACCCATGAATGAAGTGTATTCCTTCATCTCATCTTCATCGGGATAGTGGTCTTTCGTATGAATGAGATTGATAACATCGAATAGCCCACTCATGTCGGAGCCCTCTTAATCTTGTTCTTCGGTCTGGTCGGTTTCCGTCTCTTCCTCGAGCTGATCCTCTTCTCTTTCCCACTTGATTAACTTCGTGACATTCTCGAACGCTTGACCGACTGCATTCTCGATATCGAATTCGACGATAACAGAAGAAGCACCGAGCAGAAGAGTGTCCATCGTATCGGACATCACGTTCTTCACAACCTTGACGACCTCTTCAATAAGCCCCTTATCGATGTCCGGCTTCTCTATCAGAACCGATCTTCCTGCTGCATTAACCAGCTTGGAGACGATGTCCTTGACTCTAGATGTTTCCGGATGATTGATGTATAATTTCATGATTTACCTCACTTAAATTTGATTGACCCCATGATTTGGGTTAGCATCGCCGTCGTTAAGATTTCGACATCGACCACGAATGCTCGCTTGTAATCGTACTCCGAAAGGATAATGACGAGTTCGGGAATATCCTGACTTTCGATGAACTCGCCCATCCTATCGTAGATGGCTCGTACCAGAGTCGAGAAGTCGATGTCCGCGTTCTGTGCCACCCACTTGCGGTATTCGCCGAACTTCTTCTCCTTGACAAAGCGCATCACCTGCTTGATCGCCTCGTCGCCCACGCCCGCGAGTGCCGAGACCTTCAGCTCACCGGAATGGCTATGCCTTTGCAACTCATTTAGAATCTTTCTGTAATCGGGAAAATACTTCATGACCACTTCGGCGAGGTCTTTCTTATCGAAGACGATGCCCTCACCTTCTAGGATCGCCCTCGCTCTCTTGTTGAAAGCCAGAATACTCGCCGCTTTCTCCTCCTTGTTCATTACGAAGTCGATGACGGCGCAACGACTTTTGATCGGATCGATGATTCGATTGGCGTAGTTCGCTGTCAGAATAAATCGACAGTTAGAGGAGAACTCTTCAATGAAGGCACGAAGAGCGGGTTGAGCCGCGAAACTAAGATGGTCTGCCTCGTCCAAGATAACGCACTTCGTCTTCCCCTCGGCAAAGGAAATAGTCGAAGCGAAGGAGCGGATTTCCACTCGAATCGTGTCGATACCGCCACTCTCCGAGGCATTGATGAACAGAACATCGATACCCAGCTCTCTGCAGAGCGCTTTAGCGGCGGTTGTCTTACCCGTACCCGCGCCACCGATAAGGAGCATGTTCTGCAGCTCGCCTTTGTCGACTTGAGCTTGAAAGAAGTCTTTAAGGCGCGGCGGAAGGATACACTCATCGATAGTCTGAGGGCGATACTTTTCAACCCATAGAGTTTGTTCTCTCATTCAACCTCCTTAAGAGCCTCGGCTATATGTTCGGCGGTGATGTGTTTCAGAATTGCGATGATCAAGCGATCAAACTGCTTTTTAGAGAGTTTCATCAGATTCCTGTTACCGGAAACCGAGATGATGAACTCCCCATCGTAGTCTTTTTCGATTAAGACCGTATCTTCTTTTGCATTAAAGATGCGATCCCACCCCGCTCTAAAGGCGTCCGTAGCCGCCTTGGAAGTGATGGGAGCGCCGGTGATGTCGTTCTTTGCAACCATGTTTAACCTCGCCATCTTACGGTCGGTGTGAATTGACCAGGATCTATATTATAACTGAAACGGTCGGCGAAGTCAAGTGTATTGCGAATGCTTGCCTCGATGTCGAACATCGACTTGGTCGAAAGATTCTCGAACCTTTTAATCTGAGTGCATACCTTCTCTTTTCTTGGGTTCTCGATATGCTCGATCTCCCCCTTACCGTAGACTTCTATTACCTTTTCAGCGATTCCCTGTACGTTCATGGTCTTGGTAAAGTGGTTTACTACCTTATGAGACCCTGGGGCGATATTCGAATCCATCAAGCCACTCAAACCTCTTAAGACATCGCAAAGACAGATAACGTTGGTTTGAGACGACCCATCACCGTAAACCGTCAGTGGCACACCTTTAACAGCTTGGCAAGCGAATCGATTTAGCACAGTACCGAAAATATGATCATAGTTAAAACGAGAATAAAGATGCGGATCATCTAACTCTCCTTCGACGCATTGTCCAAAAATTATACTCTGTTGAACCGTGATAGCTTTAAGACCCCAGATTTCCGAGCACATCTCGGTCAAGCCGAAAGTGTGGACCTTGGTTTGATGATAGACGTCGGAAGCCTGCATCGGTAACCACGAATCCTTGACTGCGTGCAACATCCCATCGTGATAAAAATGCATTGTCTTTCGTGTTTCAGGGATGAAATCGGTGTCGATAGACTGATAAGCCCCTGCGGACCCGAGAGAGATGACCAGGCTTTCCGGACAATGATCTCTGACCGCCCACAGGACATTCATGCACGTCTTTTCGTTGTTCGTGATTGTCAACGCAGCGGCTTCGGCGCTCATCATCGAGTAAGGAGCCGATGGCTGGTGCGCGGCATTGATGATAACGTCGGGCTTGTATCGACTAATCACCAATTCGGTCGCACCGTAGTTGGTGACATCGATAGAAAGACTCGTTAGATTGCGTTTTCCAGTGATATCGGTGTAATTTCTAACTCTTTCCGATAAGAATGGAAAGTCGAATAGTTCCTTCACACCCACGGACTTCTGCAAGCTCCTTTTCAAATAGGAATCTACCAGAATAACTCTGTCGTCGGTATTGAAGGATCTCTGAAGACCGAGACTCCACCCGAGGTATCCGTCACCTCCCAGTATCATAATGGTCTTCATTGCGGTTTCTCAACAGGCTTTTTGCAATTCGTCCAAACGGCATCCGACCTTCCAGGTACATAAGTTTTCTCGCAGCCTGCTTTCAAATACATCTCGGATTCTTCGATAGTGCAGCTTTTGAGAATAGATACCGTAAACACCAGAGCGATTGCCACCACAATCGTTACCACGATCATGGTGATTTGACCACCATCAAGATTTTCTAAGATTCTCATAATGAATTCCTCACACCTACAACCGTGATTGTTATAAATCTATAATCATCGAAATCAGTCTCTTCTTTCCAAAGCGAGTGACTAAGTCTTCCAAAATGGTCTCATCGCGGGAATGATTCGAATCTTCGTGCTCTCCGATCTCATAGCCCTTCTCCATCAGAGCATCGAGTACGTCTGGAAGATAAGGCTCCGATGTGGCCAGACCCAACACGAACTCGTCCAGTAGTATCGAAGTATTCTCATTCACTTCCTTATAGAAATCGTCGTCGTCATCGAACTCGTCTTTCTGCTGGGTCAAAATTTCGACAGCAGCATTCATGTTTTGAACAGCATACTCGACGATCGAGGCTATTAGGGATGAAGTTCTGGAGTTATTAAGCATGTTACACCTCATGAGTTAGGGTTTCAACGAATTCGTGATAACGGCTGTAAGTCAGATCGACCACTTCTTTTGGTAAAGAGACTTTAGAGATATCGACGGTCTCGTTCGGACGAGCCGCGATATAGGATGAGACATACTCTCTTACGATGTCCTTATCATAGGACTTTTGGTTTTGCCCGGGAGTATAGGTGCCTTTATTCCAAATGCGACTACCGTCGGGCGTAATCACCTCATCAATCAAAACCAGCTCGCCGTCATCTTCATCCACGGCGAACTCGAATTTCGTATCGGCGAGGATGTAACCTTTCTTCAGAAGATGATGGGCGGCAAACTCGTAAAGGAAGATGGATTGGTTGAGGATCTTATCTGCCAACTCGGAGCCCAAGACATCGAAGAACTCCTTCTGCGACATTGGGCGGTCATGCTCGCCAACCGGAGCCTTAGTCGTCGGAGTGAAATGGGAATAGCGGAAGGCTTGAGCCTTTTGCATCCCTTCGGGGAGTGGGTCGCCATTCATCGTCCCGTACTCTGAATACTCGAGCCAGGCATTACCATACAGGAAGCCTCTAACGATGGCTTCCACGAGAATCGGTTTATACTTGCGGACGATTTGGCATGCCTTGCAGGCATTGGGACGTTCCTCCATATCAGGAAGAACTTGGTCGAGAGTGATTTGAGAGCGGCTGATGTGATTAGGAATGATCCATTTGGTCTTATCGCACCAGTATCGAGTGGCGGTAGTCAGAAGCTCGCCTCTACCGGGGATCGTCGTGGGAAGAATGGAGTCGAATACGGAGAGTCTGTCGGAGGTGTAGATCAGAAGATGCTTGTCATCGACTTCCCACATATCCCTATTCTTACCTCTTTTTAGCAACTTCAAGGATGGAAATTCTGTCATTTCACTCATAGTATACCTCATTATTTGATAAGCACAGTTGACCCGATTGGTAACGACGAAAACAGATATCGGGCGTCTTTTGCTGGTACACGGACGCAGCCATGCGATGCGGGATACCCAGGAACCACTCCCTGATGAATAGCATAAAGCGACCCTTTAAAGAGCATGGTGTACTTCATTATCACTTTATACTTTGCCGATCGCACTTTCGTATATTTAGCGTGGATTGAAAAGCGTCCTGCTGGAGTACGATACCCCAGCTTGCCGGTGCTCGCTCGCCCGGCTCTAATCACCTTGCCGTCTTCGATGACGGTGTAGGACTGATTGGATCGATTAACGACGATCTCCGGCAGCGCCATAGCCGTAGATGCGAAAAGACAAAGAGACAGACCGACCACTTTCGCTTTCATATTGACTCCATCGTTGTTTTTTACTGTACAGTAAATTTGAATTGGACAACGAATCTGTTGTACAACGAATCTGTTGTTAATCGGCTTCCCAGGGGAAGTGAACCCACTCTTCCGAATCGAGGACATGCACCGAAAGAACCGGCATATCTAAACGACATGCGGTCCTCTTCACGATAACACCATAGTAGACTTTGATGGGGAAGCAAGCGAATCGAGCATTGATAAAGCCCACTTGCTCGTGAATGTCATTGAGAGTCTTTCCGGAGTCGGCAATCTCATCTATAACCAGAAGGGATTCATCGGACGGGCAGTCCAGAAGGATTCGAATGAGCCCATCAACATCGGCAGCCTGCCCCTGGTCTCGGGTTTGCCACTCGAGAGTTTTCAGCGGAAGATTAAGAAGATGGCTGAGCATCACCGCCGGGACCAAGCCCCCGCGATGAATGCCGATTATGGCACTGATTTTCCTATCGGAACGAGATAACTCGCCCTTGATTTTGTCGGCTAAGATTCGGATGTCCGCTTCAATGTCTGTCCACTCGTATCTAATCATTCTATTAACTCATTGTCAGAAGGTAGGGATAGTCGTCAATCAAGTCCAGCAGCATCGATCTCGCGCACTCCTCTTGATTTTCGTTCTTAAAGGTAAACAACCACGACACCGTTTCTTTAGTAGGAGCGCCATCGGTGGTAAAACTGGATTCCTGTCGGCATCCAGTGATGTCGCAAATTGCATCAATATTCGAAGCAACTTCATCAATAAGATATTCATCATCACTATGACGAAGTGTTAAACTAATAGAACTCATCTCACTTGTCCTCAATAATGCTAAACTTAACCCACCAGTGACTACCCTGCTTCAAGGTGTCGCCGCCACGAAATGCTTTCCACTGCTCGCCGCTGTCGATGATGCGGTACTCGATACCCGCCTTATTCAGAGCGGCTTCGAGGTTTTCACGGATCTTGTGATGATCCTTGCCGTGAGTATAGAAGAACCCAACTCGGTAAGTATAGACGCCGCGGTACTTGGTAAGGGCTTCATGGTTATAGATACCCAGCACTTCGCACAGTTCGTTCAGTTTCATCATACTCTCCGAGTTTACAGTTGCGGACGGTTTGAAAAGCGGGCGTCGAGCATGTTACGGAAATCGGCCCAGAAACAATCTTCTCGGGTCTCATCCTTAAAAGTCACCGCTATTGCTGACTTGTTGCCGTTGTTACCCGGTACAATCTTACCGCCATGCCGTTCGGTTAGTTCTTCGATAACTTCGGCGTGGTCGATGAAATACTCTTCAGTGAAGATGATCATTTAAGATTCCTCAAACACCAATGGCTTTGAATTCGGCGCGGGCGACATCGGAAGAAATGCCGAGCTTAACACGGCAGCCGAGCAGCGCCTTCTTGAGCTCATCCTTCGGAATCCAGAACTGACCAGTGGTATCCTGGATAGCGAATTCCGACTGAGCGACTAACGGCTTAGACTGTACGGTCATAAACCGGTGGACATAGTTGACAGTGAAATGGTCCTTTTTCATTTCCCAACCTTCCGGGCTCATGTTGTCCTTGAGATCGGCCCAGCGCCGAAGAACCTGCTTGACTTCGACCGGAGCGTAGACGACCGGCTTCTTGCCCTTGCCGAACAGGCGGGCGAAGCAAGTGTAGCCGTAGGGCTGACCATCCTTAAACGACGGCATAGTGACATCTTCACCGCAGCACGCACATTTGAGGATTCGCATTTTTTGGCTCCTGGGTTGGTTTACTTACTGTGCCTATAGTATAGCACATCAGATCCAAAAGTCAAGCCTTTCAGGAAAAATAGTTCCACAAAAATGCGACGCCTAACAAAAAAAGCTGTCGATAGGTAGATTTTTCGACGGAACCTCCAACGGCTTTTCGGGCGGCGGACTGGCAGCAGGAATGTCAGCCAATTCAGCAAGATACGGCTCCTGTTTCAGCCAGTTTGGGTAGAGACGCCCTTCTGAGGTGTCGTTCGCGTCCAGGGTGTTGGCGTAGGCGATTCGGTCGTCTACGATGGCGCGGTGCTCCGGAGTATCACCGATCAGGTCGAGTACGCGGCGCTTCATTGCCTGAACGTTATCTAGCATATATTCCACGGCATAGACATCCTGTATTGCCTGAGTGGGAGTACAGCCTGCTGCCATCTTGCGCTTGAGAACTTCGACTACGAAATTGCCATCACCCGCTGCTGGTTCTAATACGGTTTTTCCCGGTTGCCACAAGTCTTCGGGCAACTGGTCGAGCATCTCGTTGATTAGCTCTGGGGGAGTGAATACCTCCCCCGTCTTCTTGACTCGCTCCTTCGTCTTGTGGTCGGATGCGGTACGAGCTTTGTCGATATGCTTCTTGGTCATACGATGTTTTATCCTCGTGCCTTATGCTTGATATGGAGCAGATCGGTGTAGGTGTAGTTGGAATAATGAGTGACTTTCCACTCACTTGCAGCGCGGTCGGCATTCGTTCCGGTCATCAGAAGTACCGCATTATCCGGATTCCTCTTGATCATCGTCATTAGAGGACGAACCTGAGCGACCGTATGACTACCGTAATCGGCTTCATCGACAACCACGAAATTCGATTTAGAGGGTTGGAATATCGCATCTAATCGCTTGTTACGCTTGGAACCAGGACACAAACTCACGTAGATGATCGGCTTACGGCCCAATGCCTCGGTTTTCTTGATTTGAAGTAGATAGTCGTCATCGGAGCTATCGATAAAATCGCAGTTCGCGAATTGTAAGTAGCGTCCGATCTCATCTCTGAACGATGTGGCTACCGTTTGGACATAAGAGGCGATGACCATTCTATC